TGAGTTGCGTTCGTGACTTTAGCAGTGTTTGCTGTAACATCTGTGTTGTTAGAAACTTCTGTATCGAAATCTGAAATCGTTGAGGCAAGTTGAGTTCCAGTATGATTTGCTCTTTGAATGGCGAAAGCTTGAGCACTAGCCGCATCCCCCGCCGCATCAAAGTCTCCAGTGTCATTAAATGCTGCCGTTCCAAGACCTGAAATATCTTGCTTTAAATCAATCGCATCCTGTAAGTCAGTTTGATCGGAAAGAGTGCCACCAATTTCACCCCAATCAGTAGTTACCGCAGGAACCAGATCAAGAATATCCTGGACCGCAGCTTTAATTAGGTTTCCAGAATCAGAGGTGTCACCTGCAATTAAAAAATCCGTAGCGGCTAAAGTGACGTCAGGTTTATTTGATATTGAAGCAGGGTTTAGCGTGAGTGCGCCTGAGCCCGTGACCTCGCCCGTATGTGTTGCGTTGGTGACTTTCGCCGTGTTTGCAGTTACCGAAGGCGTGGCTGCAACGTCTGCGTCTAGGCTTGCAATGTTTTGTTTTAAGTTTAGTGCAGTTTGTTGCGCTGTGGAAACAGGTTTGCTTGCGTCCGAGGTGTCGTCTGCATTCCCAAGTCCGACTTGTAGTTTTGTAACGGCATGAGGATTAGCAAGGTCTGCAACGTGAGCGACTAGGTCTGTTTCATCTGCCTTTAAATCCAATGCAGTTTGCTGTGCCGTTGAAACAGGTTTGCTTGCATCCGAAGTATTATCAGCACTACCCAGCCCAACTTGAGACTTTGTAACTGAATGAGGATTAGCAAGATCCGCAACGTGAGCGACTAAATCTGTATCGTCCGCCTTTAAATTGAGTGCGTTTTGCACATCCGTTTGATCGGATAAAGTGCCTGTGATTTGGCCCCAAACTGCGGTATTTGGCACGTCTTCCCACTCAGTATCAAAATCAGTAGATGATGCTTTGACCAATTGCTGTCCTGTGGTTCCACCAACGGCAACGCCTGGCCCCGTAGCTCCCGTAGCTCCTGTTGCGCCTGTCGCGCCCGTGTTTCCGGCCACCTCAATAATTTGTGTTCGGTCCGGCCCAACTATCTCGATTATTCTTACGGTCATCTTGTCACCTCTGGAGCAACGGAAACGTTACCCTGTAAAAGTCGTTGTTTTGTGGTGTCTGCGTATTCTATTTCTACGTCGTAAACGAAGTCAGTTGAAATCGAAGTGTCTATCGCCGACGTTTGAGTGTCGGTTAGTGACCATGTCACGATTCCACCTGTTGCAGGTGACTCGACTACAAAAGTAAAGTCATAGGAAACGGCACTAGCCACTGAGGGTCTGATTTGGCCTGTAATTGTGACGCCTGTCAGGTCAACAGCCGCGCCGTTATCCTGCTTGAGCCTTAAAGTTCGGCTAAAGGTCGCCCCTTGATCGATGCTTAAATTAAAGTTTCTGCTTTTGATGCAAGTCATTTCTATTCTCCTGCTTTAATTTGATTTTCTTTTTTTGCCATCTCGGCAAGGATTTGCTCATCGCTAGAGTCGTCTTCCTCGTACTCGTCGATCTTCAAATCAATCAAAAAGTGCTCACCTTCAAACCTTTTGGCAGCATCTGAAGCCGAAAGCACCCCTCGGTCGATATAACTGGCGTCTCCAGCGGCATATTTACTGTAAATTTCTGCCTTTTCAGCGTCTGACATTTGCCAAAGCTGCGCAAAGTCCCACGAAATGTCGTCTGACTGAATAATTCCGTTACTGGCTTTAAAAGCCTCTATTAGTAGGTCAATCTTTTTGGAAAGAACGGCCTCTTGCTGATTGGAAACAAAGTCGTACCATTTTCGGTCATCTGATTTGCCTTCGTTGCCTAAGCCTTTGGAGCTATCCCCTAAAATTCTAGTTCTGGGCATCTTAGAAGCCACAACTAAACGGTCTTCAGCTTTGCCCAATGCCTCACCAATTCCGGTTAGGCTGCGTGTAACGTTCTGGAAGTCTTCTTCCTCGTCTAAAACGATCGTTCGCAAAGTCGATTTACACATATTCATGGACATCAAACGATTTGTAATGACCGACTCTTTTCCTGCCATGAACATTTCGGCGAGGTTTTTCATTTTGATAACTGACACGCTGAAATCGGCCAGTGCGTTGGTTGCGTAGTTAAAACTGGCGCTGTAAGCCGTGATCGCCTCAGCGGTTCCGGTTAAAACTGAGTCGCCCCAATAGTTGTTTTGAACGAAAAGCTTTCTTGGCAGGTGCATCCCGTCAAATCTTAAAATCCTGGAGTGATGAACCCTGAGTGAGCCGAGGCCCGCGCCCTCGGAAAACCTTGGAGTGATTAAGTAGGACCCGGGAAGGCCATAATTGCTGCTTGTGGGGTCTGAGGTGGTGGATTGGCGCTGCATTTCCCACCTGTTAAAGACCAAAAGGTTCTTTAAACCGCCTTCGCTGCCAATTCTTTCAACGTCCAAGGGCTCTTGAATCTCTTGAGGGTCAGCATCTGTGACCATTAAAATTCCGGATCCACCGTGGAGCCGAGCCAGTGACCAAGCCTCTCGGAACTTTTCCCGAACTTGCCATGACTCAAAAAGGGACTTCCATGCCGTGGAAACCTCGGGGTTTTCGTGGCTAAAATCAATCCATTCTCGCGTGCCCTCGTAGGGAATTTCGTCAACGATAGTTCGAGCAACGTCTGAAGCCGCATAAAGCTCTTCTAGGGAGTTTTCCTCAGGCTTCTGCCAATATGCGTAGGTGTCTTTGTTCTTGTCTCGACCGCTGAAGCCAAGGCCTGTTAAGAGGTTTTTCCAGCCGTCTAATTTTGTGATTTGCATGTATTCTCCATTTTACACTACATTTGCGAAAGTGCTTTAAGCCGATCGAATGAGTTTCCTGACAGATATGTTATAGCCTGAGACTCCGCATCAACCGCGTCCTTGTATTTCGACTTGGGAAAGCTGACCATTTCTGTGACGTGGTCGTCTACCCATTCGAATCTTTCAGGCGTTGGGTAGAAAATATTGCCATTTTTGTACCAGGACTTAACCGCACTAAGCCTAATTGCTTTATCCTCGCGAGGGTTTACCTTTTCGATTCCCCCAAACTCGTTTTTTAACACATTTATGGCGGCTGCCCCGTTGGCTTTATTCTCGATTAGGGTCGTGATGATTCCCCGATGCTTACTTTTTAAACTTCTAATGGCATCACATTGCTCTGTGAAGCCCATAATCTCCCTCACACGGTCCATTAGATAGATGTCAGGCCCCTTTTTCCCGTAAACGCTGAAAACGTTGTAGTCGCCATCCTCGGTATCATCGAAGGTCAAATCGCACGACAAAATGACATTGTCCATGTTCTTGGGGAGCTCATCCCAATGTCGTATCCAAGCCCTTTTGATAATTGAGCCCTCAACGTCGGTGGGGTTTTGCTGATAAAGTGCGTTCCACCATGATTCTGGGATGTCGTCCTTAACGTCTTGAAGGGATGGCAAGTCATGTAAACCAGGCCAAAGCGCCTCGCCCACTTTCCGAGGGTCGCCTGGCCGTTTGTTATCGACGGTCATAATCGCAGGGAATGAGACCACAAACCAAGGCTTTCTGATTTCTTTTCCGGCCTTTATAAGCTTTTTTTGCTTCTCGATAAGTGTTCCCGAAAGGTCCGATTCATGCCAGCGCGTCTGGGTAATCGCAATTTTAGAGTCTTTATGGGTTCTGGTTCGTGCGGTTGTAACGTACCAGTCGTAAACGTCTTGGCGTCTCGTGGGCAGCAAAGCGTCCTTGTGGTCCTTGTGAGGGTCGTCAAGGGATAGAATGTCGGCACGCTGGCCCGTTAGAGGCCCGCCAACACCAACAGACCTCAGGGAGCCTCGCTGCCCCACCAGCTCGAAGATCTTTTGGGTTCGCCGCTTAAGCTCTCGATTGTTTGATTGGTTTTTGGCAACGCCGATATTTCTGGGAATGACGGTTTGCGGAAATATGCGATGATAAAGCTCAGATTCCATGATCCGTTGAATATCAATGTTGATTGAGGTTGCCAGGTCGTCGCCGTAACTGGCCTGTGCGATCTTTAGACTTGGATTCCTGCCCAGCGCCCATGGAATCCCGAATCGGTTTACCAGCTGCGTCTTACCGTGCTGGGGTGGCATCCAAACCATAAGGCGATCAATATCCCCAAAAAAGAATCGCTCCAGCACTGCGGCCAAGTAAACGTGGTGCCAGTTTGCATCATAAAGGTCGTCAAAACCCAGTGCGAAATGGATAAGCCGCTGGCGAATCTTTCGAATCATCAACTCTTCTTTGATTTGGTGGCTATTCAACAACCTCGACCTCGATAAGGTTGAGGGTACTTTCTAGTTTTTCGACTCGCTTGGCCTTCGTTAGGGCTTTTAGGAGCTGATCGTCTGAAAGTTCTGTGACGTCAATGCTTTGTCCTGGAGTGGCTGGCGTAATGGTGAAGTTTTGCGAGAGCTTCCCGACCATATTCTCGATTAAGTTGTTTAGGCGCTTATAATCCCCAGTTTTCACGGCAAATATAATGACGCTACAAAACATTTTGTCGATCGACGGCTGGCCTGGGTCCATGAACTCGGCCTTTAGCGTTTCCATGTCCATGTGAAGCAAGCGGTTTATCCGTGAAGACAAATGTTGACGGCTTAAAAAGGGCTGGGCAGCGTTTATGGCTCGTTCTGGAACATCTGCGGCTGAGTCCCCTTGAGTAAAATGCTCATTCCTCTTCGGTTCTTTGCTCATGCAGTTCCCTTTGCTCATGCAGTTCCCTTTGCTCATGCAGTTCCCTTTGCTCATGCAGTTCCCTTTGAAGCCTAACGTGGAGTTCGACGCAAGCGCAGACGATAAAATCACTCATCGAATGAAAGTCTCCGTGCTTGATATATCGGTCTTTGATTTCTTCCATGAAAAACTCTGGAAAGTGAAAGGCGTAACTTCTCAGGGGAGCGCCCATTTTTTTGTAGGCCCTAGCATGACTGATCATTTCGGAATTGTTCACATCTCGATTTTATCAAAATGCTGCAATATAGCAACTGGTGAAATCATTGAGGTTTTCGCGCAGCACACACAAACTACCCTCAAAAAACAAAATTAAGCGCATTGTTGGGGCTCGATGTGAGGTGTAAAGTTTGCCTATATGAAAAGTATAAACCGGATTTTAGGTGGTTTGAAGGCCAAGCGGAGTGGTGATGCGTTTGAGTGTGCTTTGAGGCGTGCGATGTCTAGGAAGGGTTGGCATTTGATTAGGATAGAGAATGGGTGTCGGACGTTTGGAGGAAAGGTTGTGCGAGTTAGGCAGCCGTTTGACTTTGTGGCTCTGGGTCCGAATGGTGTTGATATTTTCTTTGACGCAAAACGGAGTCAGGGGACAAAGAGTGTTTGCCGGAGCTTGTTTACCGGTGAAAGCACAGCCCATCAGCAAGTGGCGCTGAGCGAAGTGGCCCAGTTTGGTCGTAGGGCTGGGTTTGTGGTGATGTTGGATGCTTTGAATCAGGTTTTTTGGGTGCCAGTTTGCAGCGGGAAGCCCAAAATCTTGGAAGCCGTGAGCTGGGGTCCGCTTTCTAACCTGGAAGTTCGATTCGAAAATACATATTGAGCGCGGCCCTGATGACCTCGGACTTTTTCAGCTTTAGGCGCTGAGCCTCGTCAATGATGAGTATTTGCATAGCTGGGGAGATGTGTAGATTCTCCCTCACCGTGCCATTTAAGTGCTTTATGGGTGGCCCCAATTTTTTAGCCATTAGAAATACCTCCGATATTTGCGTTTGATTCGTCTCTAATTGGAGAGTTATCCTCGCACGCAGTGCATGACACATAGAAATTCAAATCTTCGACAAGATCGGCAACATCCTCAACCAACTCCTGGCAGCGTTGCATTTCAGTCACTGGAGCCACGTTTGATTCTGAGGCGCTCTACCTCCAAATGGAGGCGAAGGAAGTCGCATATCTTATCCGCGCAGTTGACCGCCGCTTGGACGGTTTGAGGGGTGCAATCCTTCTCAGTCACGCGGTCCATATAGCCCTCGAGTTTCTGCACTACGGTCTTGGTGTTGAATTGGTCGGGTTTTGCGAGTTCTTTAGCCATTGATTATATC